GTCCACCACCGGAGATGAAGTGCTGGCCGAGGTTGAGGCTGGACTGTTGCCGGGGCTGTCGGTGGGGTACAAGCCGATCCGCCAGCGGGCCGCTGCGGATGGGGTAATGGAAGTCCAAGAGGGACAGTTGTTGGAAGTATCGCTGGTTACCATCCCGGCGTACGACGGTACGGGGGTGGCCGTCCGCCGCCACGCCCCGGCGGGCGACGCGTGGTGGGCACGGCCCCTGCCCACTGTGGACCTTTCGCCGGTACGGCCCCTGTAAGCTGCGCATCTAGCACGTACGCGCGCCGCTCGCCGCGTCGCTCGCCGCGCCACCCGGGCACCGCCCCGGGTACCCCGGCCGGGCACCCCGACAGAGCACCCCGCGAATCCATGTCGATTCGTCACTGTCGGGAGCACGTCATGCTCACCTATCTCCGTCGGCTGGTGGACGAGCGCACCAAGCTCACCGGCCTTGCTACTCAGATCGCGGACGCCGCCGCTGGCGAAGACCGCGACATGTCCCCTGTGGAGATCGAATCCGTTCGGTCTTACCAGAAGCGTTGCGACGAGCTGGACAAGCTCATCGAAGAGCACGACTCGCAGGTCAAGAGCCAACGTGCGTACGCCTCGCTGATCTCCGGAATCGGTGACAGCGACGAGGCACACCCCGGCCCGGCCCGCCCACCGGCCACCCGCACCGCCGCCGTACCGATGTCGCTGGGCCGTGCGTTCGTGGAGTCGGAAGCGTTCCGGGGCTACCGGGGCCGTGGCCGTTCGGAGTCCGTTGAGCTGCCGGTACTCACCCGTGCCGCCGCCGATCCGATCAAGCTGGCGGACCTGAACACCATCGCGCCGCCGTACGTGTTCACCCGCGACAGCGCCGAACCGGCATCCGTGCTGCTCACCCTGGTCTCCACCGAAACCGTGTCGGGCAACGCGATTCAGTACATGATCTGGGGCCCGGATACGGCCATGGCCGCGATCGTGCCCGAGGGTGAGCTGAAGCCACCGGCCGATCTGGTGATGTCCAGCGAGACTACCAGCCTCGACACGTACGCCTGGTGGAAAGCACTCACCCGGCAAGCGTTGGAAGATGTGCCGCGCATCCAGAGCATCATCGAACAACGGCTCCAGGCAGGCATCACCCGCGCGCTGGAAAAGGCGGTAGGCGACGCGCTGACCGCCGCCACCCTCGCCGTGGCGCAGGCACCGGCGGTACCGGTCGGCAGCCAGATTCCGCAGCTGCTAGCCAACATCCGGGTAGGCATCGGGCAGGTGCAGGCGCTCGGGTACACCCCGACCGTCGTCGCGCTCAACCCTGCCGACTTCGCCCTCGTGGACCTGGGCCTGCTCCAGGCCACCACCGGGGGGCCGTCCACATCGGGCCCGTACTGGGGTGTGCGGCCGGTGGCCGTGCCCGGCATCCCGGCCGGCACCGCCTACGTAGGCGACTTCGCTACCGCCATCACCCTGTTTCAGCGGGCCAACGCTGAAGTCTTCCTGACCGACTCGCACGCGGATTTCTTCCTCCGCAACCAGCTGGTCATCCTGGCCGAGCAGCGGGCGAAGGTTGCCGTGGTGGAGCCACCGGCCGTGGTCGAAGTACCGAGCACGGCCGCCGCCGCGCCGCCGCCGCTGCGCAAGGCAACCTGACGTGACCGCCACCCCGGGCTACCCGGGCCCCATCATTGACCGTCACTGGTGGGGCCCGGTGGTGCCCAGCGCGCCGCCACCGCTGTCGCTGCCGGTGCCGGCCCCGACCCTCGCGGAGGTACGTGCCTGGTGCGGGGTGGCGGTAGCGGTACTGCCCGATGAGGCACTGTCCATCGTGATCGATGCCGAGACGGAACTACAGGCTGCCCGGGTGTGTGGCCTGCCAGACACCTATCCGGCGGAGCTTCCGTCGAGCCTGTATCAGGCGCTCATGCGTCGCATCGCCCGGCAGCTGGCGGCACGTGGGGTACCCCTCGGGGTGACCGGCGCAGACGAATACGGCCCGGTGGTGCTGCCCAGCTACGACACCGAGATAGAGCGCCTAGAAGCGCCGTGGCGCTCCATCCCGGTCGGGTGACCCCATGGGTACCCGCGACGCACGAGACCGGCTCACCGCCGCTCTGATGGTGCTGGGCTACCAGGCCGTGACGTACCCCCCGCCGGTGCCCACCCCGGGGCAGGCATGGCCGCAATGGGTGATGACCGAGATCTCTGGTGGGTGCGGGTTCACCCACACGTGGGAGGTGTACGCCGTGGTTGGTGGCGCAGACCCTCAGTCGTCCGCCACCACGGCGGACGCCGCGATTGAACCGCTGGCCGATGGGCTGGCCGCCGTGGCCGTGGTGGTCATGGTCGAACCGGTGATGCTGACCATGACCGACAACTCAAACGGGCTGCCGTGCCTACGGGCCCGGGTGCAAACCACATAGGAGACAGTGCCGTGACCATCGTTGAATCCAAGCTGTACCACGGGAAACTCATCCTCGGTGGCACTGAGCCGGGTGTGGGCGGTACCGATTTCTCTTGCCAGCCCAGCAATGTGACCGTCACGGCCAGCGCCTCAACGTCCGGCGACGACATCGAAACCCTCTGCGGTGACAAGCTACTCGCGGAAACCACCCTCGCATGGGAGCTGGATTTCACCGCGATCCAGGACTGGTCCGACCCGGACGGCCTGGTCAAGTACTCATGGGATCAAGCGCTGGAGACCGTCAACTTCCTGTGGGTGCCCAACGACACCGAGACGGTACAGATCTCCGGGCAGGTGCAGGTTCAGCCGTTGGATCTGGGCGGTGACGTGAATACCCGCATCACGTCGGACGCTGCCTGGCCGATCGCGGGCAAGCCTGATTGGGGCACGTACACCCCGACCGTCGCGGCCACCGGCGCAGCTGCCGGTACCCCGGGTGCGTTCACTCCCTCGGGTGCCGCGCCACCGGCGAACCTGCCGGCCCTCACCGGGGCTACGCCGCCGGTCACCGCCAGCCCGGTGACCGTGTGGCCGACGGGTACGTACGTCGACCTAGGCGACGCCAGTAAGGCGCATTGGTCCGGTAGCGCATGGGTGACGGGTATCGCGCCGTGACCGACAGCACCGGTGCGGTCGAAGTGGACGGGTTGAAAGAGTTGATCCGTTCGCTTCGCCGTGCCGGTGACGATCTCGCGGACCTGAAGCAGGCCAACCAGGCAGCAGCCACCATCGCGCTACGAGGCGCTGAAGAGCTGGTGCCGTACCGCACCGGGAAGCTCGCCGGTACCGGCCGCACGGCCAAGCAGGCGGGCCGGGCACGGTTCCAATTCGGCAGCGCGCGGGTGCCGTACGCACGCATCGTGCACTGGGGCTGGCCAGCGCGCGGTATCCCGGCCCAGACCTACGGCACCGACGGTGCCCGGCGCACCGAACCTGTGTGGTCGGACACCTACGCCAAGGCGCTACAGGCCATATGCGACACCGTGAAAGGCGCGTAGACCATGACCACCTACACCATCCCGGCGTACGACACCCTGACCCTCGCGGAGATGGATGACGTACTGGAGCTGACTGGCATCGACGTATCCGACCCCGATAACCGGATGCGCCGCCCGATGCGGATTGCCGCTGCGCTGATCACGTGGCAGGCCAATCGGAACGGTGACCCGATCACGTTTGAGAAGATCTACACCACGCTCAAGGCGTCCGATGTGGTCATCGCCACGCCGCAGGACGCAGAGGGAAACGAGATCGGGCCACCCGTCGCGCTCACTGGCTAGAGCTGCGCACCGCCGTTGCCTACGCCTGGGGCACGACACCGATGGCGATGCGTGACGCCACCCTCGCGGAGCTGGCCGCGATGCTGACCCACCTAGAGAAAGTCGCTGCCGAGCAACGCAAGGCGGCACAAGACATGCGACGGAAGGGGTGACGCACGATGGCCGGCAAACCCGCACAGCTGAAGATCGATATCGTCACCGACGCTTCCGACGCACAGAAGGACATCGCCAAGACCGGCGACACGGCGAAGAGCGCAGCCGGTGACTTCGATGAGTTGGGTCAGGCCATCTACAACGCCATGGCTCACAACGGTATGCAGATCAGCAACTCGGCCGAGAACATGGAAAAGTTCGGCGGTGCCGCCGGTGATGCCGCGTCCGGCATGCGTGACCTGGCAACGGGTCTGGCCGTTGCCGGCATCGCTGACTTCACGGCGCAGGCCGAAAAAGCTGGTGCCATCCTGGAGGGTCTGGAGGGTGCCACCAAGTTGTACACAGTGGCCACTCAGATCATGGGGCAGTGGCAGAAGATCGTCGCCGTCGGGACGAAAGCGTGGGCCGCCGCACAGTGGTTGCTCAACGTCGCGTTGAATGCCAACCCGATCGGCCTGATCGTGATCGGGGTACTCGCCTTGATCGCCGTGATCGTGTTGCTGTGGACCAAATCGGAGACGTTCCGTACGGCCGTGCTGGCCATCTGGTCAGCCATGAAGGACGCCGCCGTCGCCGTCTGGACGGCGCTGAAGAACGCTGCCATGGCCGTGTTCAACTTCCTACTACCCTTTATCCAAGCGGCGATCAGCGTCGTGATGGGCATCTGGCACGCACTGAAGACCGCGATCACGACCGTTCTAGACTTCGTCACGTCCTACATCCGGCTCGTGGTACTGGTGTGGGTGGTCATCTTCACGATCATCTATACGGTCGTGAACGCGATTTTTGAAGCCATCTGGCTACACGCGATCAAGCCCGTACTGACCCTGATTGCTAGCGCCATCAAGGCTTTCTACACCGCCGTGATCGTGCCGGTGTTCAACGCCATCAAGGCATTCATCACCCCGATCTGGCGCGCGATCCTTGACGCCGCACGCAAAGCGTTCGATCTGATCAAGGGCGTGATCGGCGTGTGGTGGGGGTGGGCACGGGCCATCTGGGCCGTGGTGGCCAGCGTCGCAACGTCGGTGTTCCGGGCCATCAGCACCGCCGCTGGCGTCGCGTTCGGGGCCATCACGGCAGCGCTTCGGTGGGTGTCCGATGTGGCCCGTAGCGTGTGGGCAGCCATCAGCGGCGCAGCATCGACAGCGTTCAACGCCATCATGAACGTGGTTCGCAGCGCCAAGAACACCATCGTAGGTATCTTCGCCACCGTCACCCGCCCCCTCATCGACGCGTTTCAATCGGTGAAGGACAAGGTCGGCGGCATCATCAACGCGATGGTTGACGCCATGCGCGGGCCCATCGACACCGTCACCGGCTGGTTCAACTCGATCAAGGAAGCCATTGAACGGGTGGTCGATTGGATCGGCCGGATCAAGATCCCGGCCGGCATCGACAAGATCCTGGGCAAGATCGGGCTGGGCCGTGGGGTGCCCGCGTCGCTGGCGCTGGGCCCGTTCGGACTGCGGGCCGGACCCCTCGCTGCCGGCCCCCTGGCCGCCACGGCCGGACTGGCCGCCGCCGCCCCGCTGGTGTTCGTCACCGTGTCCATCGGCAATGACCAGTTGGACTCTCATGTGGATGCACGCATCGCCGTCAGTAACAGCCGGCTGGCGCGCCGCATCACCAACCGGGCGCAGGTGCTCCGATGACAACCACCCTGGCCGCACCCACCGTCGTCCTGCGCAGCGACGCCGCCCCCGCCCCGCGCGCCGAAGTCACCGTCACCCCGGCCGGTGACACCGCCACGGTGACCGTGCTACGCAGCGATCCTGCCGGCACGCTCACCGTGCGGGGCGGGTACCGCAAGCCGTCCGCCGGTGGCGCAACCCTGGTGATCGACTACGAAATCCCGTTCGGGGTACCTGTCCGGTACGCGGTCGTCGCCTACAACTCGGCCGGGGCCGCATCCCCTCAGTCACCATGGTCGACACCGGCCACCATGCCCGACCCGGTGTGCCCGTGGCTGGCCGACTCGCTGGTGCCAACGTCCGCCGTCCGGATCTCGCCAACCGACTGGTCCACTCGGGAGCACACCCGGGAATCGACGGTGCTCTGGCCGGTCACCGCCGATAGCGCCGTGGTGCTGGCCAACGTCCGGCCCCGCCCCACCAGTGTCATGCAACTACTGACCTACACCGCCGCCGAGGCTGCCCGCCTACAAACGGTGCTGACCGCCACCACCGTGATCTACCGGCCACCTTCGCAATGGGACTGGCCCGGCGGGTACTACTACCTAGACGGTGTGGACGAAACCAGGCTGTCACCGAAGGTGCCCACCGATGAGCGTCGCTTGTGGAACATGACGTTCGTTCCGGTGATTGCACCGCCGCCAGCGCTGGTGGTCACCGTCGTGACCTGGGCCGTTGTGCTGGGCTACTACAACACGTGGGCAGACCTGATCAACGCGAAAGACTCGTGGCTTGATGTCGTGCGCAACCCTGACCCCGGCAGCCCGTGATGTTGCGGACATCGACAGCATTCGCCGGTGCCGTCACCGGGTCACACGTACGGGTCACCCGGGCCGATCTCTGGTACGCCGGTGCCTTGATGGCCGCCAACCTTCCCGTCGTGTCCGGCGATCTCGACCTTGATGGCGACGCCCAGATCCGGGCCACCGTAAGCAGCCTGGTGATCGCGGACGCCACCGGTTACCTCGTGCCGGCTGGCCCGGGTGACGCTTCCGCGCTGGCCGTGTACGGGTCAGAGCTACACCTACGTACCGGCGTCCGGCACTCATCCGGTGCTGAAGAGCTGCTGTCCGTGGGGTGGTTCAAGATCCTGGCCACCAGCATCGATGAGAGGTACACCCGCGATGGGTCCGGGCTATGGGTGTCCGGCGGTGCGCAGCACACCCTCACCCTCGCCGACCGGATGACCGCGATAGACGACGCACGGTTTCTGGCACCCGGTCAGCCGGTGGCCGCCACATGCCTCGCGGAGATCAAGCGCCTGTGCCGTGGCCTGGTGCCGTTCGCACGCTGGCCAGCCATTCCCGACCCGGCCGTCCCCCGCTCCATCACCTACCAGGAATCCCGACTAGACGCCGTGGGAGCGCTGGCCGCCGCCGCCAACGTGCGTGCCTATATGGACAGCAACGGTGCCCTAGCCATCCGGAAGGTGACCGACCCGTCGACTGACCCGGTGGCGCTGATCGTCACCACTGACCGCGAGATCGTTGAGCAGTCGACCGGGTACACCCGGGAACAGGTGTACAACGCTGTGGTTGCCCGGGGTGAGCAGACGGCAGACACGGCCCCGGTGCAGGCCATTGCGTACGACACTGACCCGGCGTCGCCTACCCGGTGGGATGGCCCGTTCGGACGCCGCCCGGTGTTCTACTCGTCGCCGCTGCTGACCACGGTGGCGCAATGTCAGGCTGCTGCGCTGAGCCAGCTACAAGGGTTGCTGCGGGGCCGTGATCGGCTGGTCACCGTCATGGCCGTACCTAACCCCGCGCTTGAACCTGGAGACGTTGTGACGGCCCGGACGCCCCGGGCCAAGTTCACCGGGGTACTGACCGCCGTCAAGGTGCCGCTGGCCGCCACCGGGGGAGCAGCGGAGTACACCCTGCGGGTGGCTGCCAGCGGCGTATGCACGCTGTCACCCGGGCCCACCGGCGTCCGGGGTGTGGACCTGCCATGAGCATCACGGAACCGCTCGCGGAGATCCTGCGCCGCCGCCCGTTCGCTCAACCCTTGTTCGGGGTGGTGACCGCCGTGGTGCTACCGGCCACCCCGGCGGACACCGGCACCGCCACCGTCACGCTGTACGGGGAGTCCAACGTGGTGCCGTGCATGGCCAGCTACACCCCGACCGTGGGTGATGTCGCACTGGTGCTGGTGGCCGATCGTCGCCTGGTGGCCATCGGCCGGATGTCGACCGGCCCCACCCACCCGGTCATCCCGGCACCGCCGGTGGCACCAGCTGCCGGCACCCTCACCGTGGCCGCCGTGGCCGCCGGCACGTACCAGGCTGGCCGCCTACGCCCCGACCGGACCGACGTACTACAGGGCACCGACGGCACCGGGCCCAACGTCGGTGCCTACGTGTACGGCACCACCCTTGCCGGCACCCTCGCCGGACTCACCCTCACCGCCGGTCGGGTGTGGATAGACCGGCGCATGACCGGATCACCCGACCCTCAGCCGGTGACGCTGTACCTACACGCCTGGTCCGACCTACCGGCCGGCCCCCCGGCGCAGCTGGCCAGCTACGTACCGACCACCCCGGTACCCATCGGCGTGCCCGGGTGGGTGGCCCTACCGGCCGGCTGGCTACCGCTGCTGGCGGACGGCACCGCCGCCGGGGTCGGCATTGGAGACCCGGCCGGCACCGCCCCGCTGCTGGCGCTGGCGTCGCTGGCGCAGTCCGGCCAGTCCGGCGCGATCCAAATCGATTGGAGTACATGACCATGGGCACCACCCCGATCTACCAGCTGCCGTGGCCCGAGCAGTCCGATCCACCGGATGGCCCGGTGCAGATCAAGGCGCTTGCCGACCGCACAGAGCTGTCCCTAGGGGCCGTCCGGGGTACCCCGACCCTGCCCACCTTCGCCGCTCGCGGAGTGAATGAGGCGGCGCTACCGGGTAACCGCGTGTACTCCACCGTGCGATTCCAGACACAGCGCTTCCTCGGCACCGCCTTTCTGACCATGGCCGTACCCGCCACCGGCATATTTCAATTCACGACATCCGGCGTGTACGACGTGTATTTCAAGACCCGGCTCCAGAATCCGTCCGTCGCGGTCGGGTACGCGCAGGTGCTCGGCACCGGCGTACCGCTCAACGAGGTAGTCCAGATGCAACCGTGGTCGGACGTCTATTGCGACCTTGAGACCCATGAATACGTGGAGATCGCGGCCGGTCAGATCAACACACCCCTCAGTCTCCGAGTTCAGTCGCAGCCCAATATCGCGTTCGCTCTTTCCGGCACGCAGACTCGACTCATGATCAAGCGGCTAGGCGATATCGGTTCGGTGGTGCCCGGCCCCGGCTGATCTCCGGACACGGCCGCGTAATCGACGTGCCTCGATGCCGCGCCGATAGGCATGGGGGACCAAAGTGTGTCCGACGGACACACCACTACGCCGGGCAACCGGCGCACGCTCACGAAACCGTTGCTACGCCGTTTGTTTCGTGCCCTAACTGGCACTACTGTCGGGAACTGGCGCGTTCAAGTCCCCCCTCGGACACGAGGTCAATAGGGGCTCTGAGCAGGCCAAACGTAAGTTCTCAGCTCCGGGCCGTGTGTCCGACCGGACACAGATCCACCCTGACGGGCGGTGCGGTGGCTGAGACCAGGCCACTCGACAGGGAGCACCACCCATGGCAAGCATCGACATCCGTAAGCGCGCCGAAGATCAAGTCTGGCGCGTCCGGTGGCGTGACAATGGCGAGCCTCAATCCGAGGAGTTCCCCAACCCGACCGAGGCGGAGATCTTCCGCGCGCTGGTCAATGCCGCCGGCCAGAAGTACCCCGACACCGACGTTCTGTACGCGCGCGGTCTTCACGCCCTGGCCGCCAAGCGCGATGCGCTGGCCCGTACCCCGGTCGGCGGCATCCGATTGGTCGACTGGTGCCACACCTACATCAACACCGCGAGTGAGGCCAGCGCCCGGGAGAAGATCCGCTATCACGCGATGGTGGACAACCACATTGCCGAGACATTCGGACTCACCCTGTTGACGCAGGTCACCGGCCGGATGATCAAGAACTGGCAGGAAGCGCTTGCCGACGACACGGCCGGCCCGGGGCTGTCGGCAAAGACGATCAAGAATGTCCGGTGCACGGTGCTGGCCCCGGCGCTGGCCGCCGCCGCCGCGCCCGATCTCGACGGCAATCCGCCATTGATCCCGGTGAATCCGTGTCTCGCGGTCAAGGCACCCAAGGTGGTCGACAACCGGCCGGAGATCTGGCACCAGGCGGAGGTGAACGCGATGCTGACCGCCGCCGCCCAGGTCGACCCGCGCGCGTACGCGCTGCTGGCCACCCTGGCCGGTACCGCGATGCGCTGGTCAGAGGCCGTGGCGCTCACGACGCACGCGGTGTACCCCGACCGTGGCGTCATCGAAGTCCGGCGCAAGGCGATCAAGGATGTCGGTAGCCAATGGCGGCTCGTGCCGGCCGTGAAGACCGTCAACGGGTGGCGCGCGGTGCCCGCTGCCCCGGCCGTGCTGGCGCTGCTGGCCGCCCAGGGTGCCGCCGATGGTGCCCTGGTGCTCACCAACGATCGCGGCCAGCTGTGGCGGCATGAAGCGTTTTTCGACTGCCAGTGGCAGAAGATCCGCGACATGGTCAAGGCGCAAGGCTTCACCCGGCACCTGACGTTGCACGGGCTGCGGCACACCGCCGCTACCCGGATGGCCGAGAACGGGGTGGATCTCTACACGCTGTCGGGCATCCTGGGGCACGCCCCGGGTACCACCACGAAGCTCTACGGTGGACGCACCGGCAACAACGACGCGCGCGCCGCCGCCGCCCTCGGTACCCTGGTGACCGGCACCGCAGCCTGACCCTCCCCGACACGGCCCCGACCACCACCCCCCGGCGTGGTCGGGGCCGTGTCATGTCCACACCCTGTGGACAGTCGCCTATGGACACACGTTCGATCCATAGATCGAGGGCCATGAACGCTGGTCAAAGCGCGTACGAACAGTTAGCTTGTAATTCGGCGGTAACACTATGTGACACCCGGCGCTACGGGCGACGCTGACCACCAGCCATCGCACCGCCCGTCAACAGTCGCAAGGGGACATTAGATGACCATGACCGCAGCAACCGGCCCAACCAGCGGGGGGGGGGGTAGGCCACCCGGGGCTCCGTTAGTTCCGGCCCCTGCCTACCGCCGCCGCACCGTCCACATCGACCCCGATCACTGGTATGGGGTTGACGATCTCGCCGCTCACTACGATCTGCCGAAATCGACCGTTCGCGAACTGATCGCGGTCGGCACCATCCCGGGCACCAAAGTGGGCCGGGGCTGGCGGGCCCACGGCGCTGACATCCTGCGCCGTGACCAGGAGCTACGCGACGCCGCCAGTACCCCTCAGCGGGCCGTTCCGGCCCCGGTGATCCCTCTGCCGGCCCGGCCCGCCACCAGCGACTCAGAGAGCGTCTGAGGCCGTGGTGTGGCATGGGGTCGGCTGGACGATCAGATGAGTGACCACCCGAAGATCACCGCCGCCGGGAACGCTGCCACCGGCGCATGGGCCCGGATGCTGTCGTGGTCGGGCCGGTACGCCACCGATGGCCTGATCCCGGCCGGGGTGGCCCGGGGCTACGCCACCCGCACCGAGCTTGCCCGCCTGCGGGTGCCCGGCCCGTCCGGCGCGCCGATGCTGCACGGCCCGCGCGAGGCGTGCCGGTGCCTGGTCACCGGGCCCACCGTGCCGGATGGCTGGTTCGCGCTGCACGACTTCGACCAGTACAACGAGCACGGCTCCGAGCTGCGCCTACGGCGGGCCCGCAAGCAGGAGCTACGTGACCCGGCGCTGCGCCTGGCGGTACGGGACCGCGACCGCGATCACTGCCGGTACTGCGGCGTGCTGTGCACCCTGACCGGGCCCCGACGCCTGGTGCTCGATCACGTTGAGCCGGGCCGTGTCGAGGGTGCGGCGAACCTCGTGGTCGCCTGCCACGCCTGCAACTCGGCCAAGGGCAACCGGACCCCGGCCGAGGCCGGGATGGTGCTGCTGCCGGCCGGTGAATGGAAGTTGTCGCACACCCGTTCCACCATGGACAGTCACCCGGGCGCGGGCGGGGGCGGGGTGCGGGTAGGGGCAGGCACGCGCGCGTACGCGCGCGAGGCGAAACCAGGCACAGCCGGCCCAACCGGCGTACGGCCCCGGATGGCGGTGCCCGACCGCCGTGACCATTCCGGCCAACCGTTCTGGCGCGGCGCACCCCCTGACCAGCCGATACCGGACTGGCCGCCCGATGATGCGGAGGTGATCCCGTGACCTTCATCGAGCCACCCCTATTCGACCTGCCGGCCGGCCCGGCCGTGTCAATCAAGACCCCCCGCCAGCTGGCCCGGGAACTGAAACCGCGATGGTCACGGCACACCGGCAAGCGCTGGCCGTGCGACGAATGTGTCCGCCAGTTACACGCCGCCGCCGGGGTCGGACCCCTGCCCCGTGGTGCCACCATGGTCCGCACCGTGGCCGCCACCGGCGACGTACAGCGGCTCTGCCCGGATCACGGCGGCGCGCTCAAGGCGGTAGACCAACCGGCACGCCGCCGGGGCCGGGTGAAGCTGTGAGCGCCCGTTCCCGGGCCGACCGGGCCCGCTGGGGTGGCCGGCACGCGCAGGCGCTCACCCGGGCCGTGCTGGCCCGTGACGGGTACCGGTGCCAGATGCCCGGCCCCACCGGCGTCAAGTGCCTGGCATGGGCAACCACCGGAGATCACATCGTGCCGCGTGCGTTGGGCGGGCCGGACACCCTGGCCAACATGCGTGCCGCGTGCGGGCCGTGCAACTGCCGGGCCGGACAACTCCTGGCCCGGCAGCTGGCAGACCGTAGGCTGCGCCGCCGCTACCCGGCGGGCCGACTGTGAGTAGGGGACGGGAAGTGAGGACATGGCCCGGCGTCCGCGACCTTGTGTGTCTGGACTGGACGCAGGAGTGGATGGTGGCGCACCGGCCACCGATGCCCGGCACCACCTACTCAATGTGCGGGGCCGGGCCGTGGCGTCCGGTCAATCAGGTGATGGCGTACCGGGCCGAGCTGGCGCACGCGCCGCTGTGCCCGATCTGTTGGGACACCCCGAGTGTCCAGAAAGGATGGCACCTTGATGGCCGAGAATGAGGGCCGGGTCACCCCGGGCCACTGGGCGTACACCGCCCATATCGGGGACATGCTGTGCGTGCACGGGTCCGGTGCGCAGCCGGTGCCGGCCGAGATGACACCCGGCGCGGCGGCGCTGGCGCTGGCGGTGTACTCGCACCGGGTACGCGAGGCAGCCGACCGGCCGGACGGCATCCACGAGGTAGAGCGGCTGACCGACTACGTGTTCCTGATGGACGCCGAGGACGCCGCGTGCCTGATCGCTGCGGTCATGTCCGCGCTGGTGCGGGCCGGGATGATGCCAGCGTTCCGGGCGGCGCTACACGCCGGTGGCGTGCCGTATGAAGATCCCTGCGCACCGCCAGCGGTGACCGTGCCGGACACCGGCGGGTACCTGTGAGCAGGCATGACCTGGCACCGGATGAAGCCGAAATCATGCTGGCCGAGTTACACGCCGCCGACCCACCACCCCGGCCGGCCCTACCGGCGACGTACCTCGTCGCACCGTGCCCGCGCTGCGGCGCGCCGATCGAGGCACCGGCCAATGTGGCCGCCAGCGCCGCCGTGCGGCTGACCGCCACCGGCGACGGGTGGGAGTCCTACCGGGCCGTGATCACGGCCACCGGTGCCGCCGTCCACATCCACCGAACCGACTGAGAGGGAATCCTGTTGTCCACCAACGCAACCACCCGTGCTCTGATCGAGCTGAAAGACCGCGCGGAAGCGGTCGGCTGGCCGGTCACGGTCACGAAAGATGGATGGATGGTGACCGCCCCGGACGGCACCGTGCTCACCGTGCACCGGACGGTGTCCGACTCGCAGGCCGTGAAGATCGCACGTGCCGACTTCCGGGCCGCTGGCCTGTACCGCGCGGAGCAGTCGCACCGCATGCGCGAAGAGGCACGCCGCAAAGCGAAGATCAAGGCGGACCGGGATGCCAACGATGTCCGCACGCGCGAGGTAGCGGGGAAAGCGCTGGCGCTGGGGGCCGGCCCTTACGCCGCCGACCGCATCGACCCCGGTGACCTGCTCAGGCCGCATGACACGATGGCCACCTACCGGGTCACCATGACACCGACCCTGGCCGCCGTCATCCTTGATCGAAACCTGGCGATGCGGAAGCTGCGCGATGCACGGGTGCGGTTTTGGACCGATGAGATCGCAGCGGGCCGCTGGCAGGAGACCCACCAGGGTATCGCGCTGGATACCGACGGGGCCCTATTGGACGGTCAGCACCGGCTATCGGGCATCGTGCGGGCCGGGCAAGCGGTGCCTGTGCTGGTGAGCGTCGGGGTGCCCCGGGAAACGGTGTCCGTCATCGACACCGGGGCCGTGCGCAGCATCTCCGACATCCTGGCGGTGGCCGGTGTGGAGTCATCGGCACCGAGCATCGGCGCGATGGTCCGCCTGCTGATCATGTTCGACCGGTTCGAGACGACCGAGCGCCGCCGGTACGGCAATGACCAGCTGATCGCCGTGGCCGAGTCGGTGGGTGGTGAAGAGCTGGCCGCCGCCTACGCCACGGCCCGCCGGATGCGGTCCGGCGCAAGCATCCCGTACGCGCCGGGTGGGGTGTTGGCCTACCTGCTGCGGCACCGCCAGCCAGAGCAGGATCTTGCGGAGTCCTACGTGGACGGTATCGCCACGGGTATCGACCTGCCGAACCTTGACCCACGGTTGGCGGTGCGCCGGTACTTCACCGTGACCCGTAAGGGCATGCACCGCAAGCCTGCCGAGGATTTGGGCGTGCTGCTGAAGGGGTGGCGCTTCCATGCACAGCACCGGCCGGTACAGATGGTGGCCTACCGGCGCGGCGAGATCATGCCACGACTGTTCATACCGGGAAGTGAGGAATAGACATGGCCAGATGGTCGGACCTTGCGCAGTGGCGGGGCCCTAGTCCCAACATCACCAGCGGGCACAAGGAACGCAAGGGCCTGGTGGTGCACGTGGCCAGCGGCTTCTACGAGGGCACGATCAGCTGGCAGAAGAATCCCGACGCCAACGTATCGAGCCACTTCGTCATTGACCGTGACGGCACCCTCGCGCAGGTGGTCGACACGTACGACACGGCCTGGACTCAAGGGGACGGAAACAAGTACTGGATGTCCGTCGAGTGCGCAGGTTTCGGTGTCGATGATCCGATGCACGATGACTACCCCGGGTGGGAATGGCTTACGCCGCAACAGATCGAGGGCATCGCGCAACTGCTGGTGCGGGGCCATCAACAGTACGGGTACCCGCTGGAGCTGGCGGGCAGCCCGGACGGCCGGGGCCTGGGGTACCACTCGATGGGTGCGGAGAACGGGGAAGACTGGGGCCACTCACAGTGCCCCGGGGAATCGATCAAGTCGCAGCTGCCGGACATCCTGGCACGCGCGCAGGAAATCGCCTGGGGCCTTCCCCTGGGCAGGATTGAGGATCGTATGTGGACTGGCCAAGTACTTCCCGGCGCACAGACCACCGTGGTGTGCCTGCCGTGGGACATGTCGCAGATCTCGTTCGGGTGCGACGAGGGGCACGCACGGTTGCGCGTCGCCCGGCACCGCGTCGCACGCGAGGGTCAGCCGGCCGAGTGGCTGATCGATGAGATCGATGTCGATTCCGAAGATGACCAGCGCACCGACCTACCGCCGCTGGAGGGCATCGACCGGATCGGCATCACCCGCACGGCCACCGACGAGGCTGACCCTCGGGACACCCCGGTCGGCTACCTCGCATGGCTGGTGTGAAGCGTGAGTGACGCCCACATGCTGGAATGGGACACTGCGCCGGTCCATCGCACCGTAGCGGGCACCATCGGCGGGGCCGCAATGTTCAGCTGCCCGGACTGCGCCCTGGCCGGCACGGTGTACCTGGAGCCGCCCGCTGCACTGTCCCAACTGGTCAAGCTGCTGACCTTGGCGCATCACCAGGGCGTGGTGGTCGTGGCCGTCAGCGCCGCCGGGGTCGGCGCACCATGAGACGTGGCGGTGCGTCGATGTCATCCCGCCGTGGTCGACAACCAGGCATCGACGCACCGCCACCTACCACACATCGACACATCGACACATCGACACATCGCCACGCATCACATCGATGCATCGGCGCAGGTCGACATCGGTCGGCGTCGAATCGACGGGCGCGGTTTTTTCTGGACCGGGGGGCCCGGAAGCCCTGCGCCTTCCTTTTCCCTCTCCCCCGGATCACCCGGGGGACCGCCGGACATTGCCGACCTTCGATCCGAACATCCACGATCAGGCATCGACACATCGGGATCTATCACATCGATCAACGCTGGGGGTACCAATGACGGACGGAGCGGGCCCGATCCATGGCCCGTCATGGCTGGCATCGACCGCGATCGCTGAACTCGGGGCAGCCATCGACTTACTTGAACTTGCGGACCAACACGTCGACGTTGCCGAGATAGCGACCGATGCCGATGCCGAAGAGCTACGGTCAGTGCACCGGCACGCGCTGACCGACTCCGGGGCCCGCGCGTTGCTGTCCATCGCGGCATCCCTGGCGATCCTCTGCAAGGCGCACGAGATCGAAGATCCCGGCATCCCGGCTCGCATGTGGGCAGACGGGTACCGCACCGGGCGCGCCGACGAGGCGGGTGACCTGCCCATCGATCCGCGCGCGCTGTACAGATCTTGAGTCGACTGCACAGAAGCCCGGTCGCTGACCACAACTGTCGCGGCTGGGCTGTGCCGTGTCCGGCAGGCGCACACTGGTACGCATGCCGAACCGTGCCGCCGCCACCAGCACACCCGGCACCGGCCGCAAGGGCCGGTGTGAGTCCAGCGTGGACCGGGCCGTGCTGGCCGCCTACGCCGCCGGGGTACTCGACAAGGATCTAGACGCCGCCGCTATCGCGCTGGCCCGGACCCTCGCACGCGCGACCGATGAACAGGCGCGGCCGGACGGCAACGCATGGGCCGTGGCCACCCTGGCCCGGGAACTGCGCACGCTGCTAGAGCGCCTACGGCTTGACCCGACCGCACGCGGTAGCGGTGACCGCGATGAGTTCGCGGACTTCCTCAGTGATCTCGCCACCCCCACGCCTGCCGCGCTACGCGACGCCACGTGACCCGACCCGGCCCACCCTCGGGCCGGCCGTGGCCAAGGTCGCCCGTGCCCTCGGCCGGCAGCTCATGCCCTGGCAGACACAGGTAGCTGACACGGCGCTTGAGCTGGACACCGATACCGGCGAGTGGGCGTACGGGGTGGTGGTGGTGACCGTCCCCCGGCAGGCAGGCAAGACCACGCTCACCCACCCGGTGGTGGTCCATCGTGGTCTCACCGTGCCGGATGCCCGGACCTGGTACACCGCCCAGCGCCGCCAGGATGCCCGCGATGTGTTCATGGACGGGGCCAAGTTGCTGCGCCGCTCGCCGCTACGCACCCGGCTGAAGATCCGCGAGAGCAACGGCAGCGAGGCGTACAACTGGCCCACCGGTGCCCAGCACGGAATCTTCGCACCGGGTGAGGACGCGCTGCACGGCAAGACAAACGCGCTGGTCATTGTGGACGAGGCATGGTGGTTCGACGCGCTACGCGGCGCGGCGCTCGAACAATCGATCTTCCCAACGTTCGCTACCGTCGCCGGTCAACTGTGGATCGTGAGCACAGCCGGCACCGCCGAGTCCGAGTGGCTGCGCGGCTACGTCGACCGGGGCCGGGCCGGCACCCCCCGGCTCGCCTACTTCGAGTGGTCGGTGCCGGACACCGGCCCGGTGGACCCCGACACGGTGTGGGCCCACCACCCGGCGGTGGGGTACACGCTGCGCCGCCAGGCAGTCGAGGACGCCTACCGCCAGATGGAGCCGGCAGGGTTTGCCCGTGCCTGGGGCAACCGGTGGACGACCACCACGGAAACCGTGATTGCCGGCCCTGTGTGGTCCGCTGGCTCGCGACTGGTGGAGCTGCCTACCTCCGGCGTGGTGATGGCGTACGACATCGCTGTGGACGGTACGGACGCCACCGTGGCCGCCGCCTGGTCTACCCCGACCGGGGTGCATGTCGAGGTAGCGGCGCACGGTGCCGGCTACTCATGGGTACCGGGCCGGCTGGCCGATCTCACCGCCCGGTGGTCACCACCCGCGATCGGGCATGACGCACGCGGGCCGGCACCGGATGTAGCCGATACCGCCGGTAAGGCAGGGTTGCCACTGTCACCGTTCGGCGGACGGGAGTACGCCGCCGCCTGCGCCGCATTCCTCAGTGGACTAGAGAACGGCACCGTCACCTACACGCCGCATGAGGCACTGGACGCCGCCGCCGCCGCAGCGTCCCGCCGGCCCCTCGGTGACGCATGGGTGTGGGCGCGCCGGGGTGCACCAGCATCGATATCGGCGCTGGTGGCCGCTACCCTGGCCGCATGGACAACGACGCATCAACCGACGCAAGCGCCGCCGCCGACGATCTGGTGACCGGCCCGCCGTCCACAACGGACGCCGAGGTACCGGCGGACACCGACGCACGGCACCGCCGGGATGGTGACCCGGACACCGACACCCGGCCGTTGCCGGATGACGAGCAGGACACCGACACCCCGGACACCGACCAGGCCACACCGCCGCCGTACGGCACGTAGGGGCCCGGCATGGGGCTGGGTCAGATGTTGGCACGGGCACTGCGTCCGGCCCGCATCCTCACTGCCACCGACGGCCGCGACACGCTGCACAACACGCCGGACGGGTGGGAGGTAGACGCCCCGGGGCTGTGGTGGATGGGGCCCGCTGGCGGTGACGGCACGGGTGGCCCGTGGGGTAACCCGCTACCCAACGACCGGATCGGCCGGGAAGGTCTGGCCGTCACCATCCCGGGCGTCACCCGGGCAACGTCCCTGATCGTTGACACCATCGCCGGTCTACCGTGGCAGATCTTGCGCGGCACGCAGACGGTGACCACCCCGCCGTGGATTGATGATCCGCAAGGGTTGCGGCTGGACACCCGCACCATGGATGCGTCCGCGCTGCTGGACTGCCGACTGTCCGCTGTGGAGTTCTGGGCTGACTGGATACGCGCCGCCCTGTGGCACGGTGACGGCTACATCTATGTACCGGTACGCAATCAGGATGGCTCACCGCGTCCGCCGATCTGGCAGCTTCACCCGCACATGGTCACCATCTCGGGCGGCACCTATTGGGTGGGGGACACCCCGATACCGACCGGCGCGCTGATCCACCTGCGCGGCAACGGCCCGTACACCGGTGGCCACGGCCGGGGCGTGATCGATGACCACACCGCCGACCTGCTGCTGGCCGCCCGTATCCGGGGCTACGAACACAACGTGTTCACGTCCGGCGTGCCGTACGGGTACCTGAAAGTCAACGGGCCCAACCCGACGCAGACTCAGATCGATGACTTGAAAGCCAAGTGGTACGCCCAGCACGGGTACCGCCGAGGCATCGCCATCTTGAACGCGACGACGGAGTTCAACCCGATCAGTCTCAACCCGATCGATGCGGCGCTGGACACCGCGCGTACGTGGTCGCTGCGGGATATCGCGCTGGCGTTCGGGTTGCCCCCGTACATGCTCGGTGTCGCCGGTGACAGCCAGACGTACGCCAACGTCGAGTCCCGCATGATCGAGTTCGATCGGTTCACCCTGCTTCAGTGGATACGGCGCATCGAGTCGACGCTGGATGCCCAGTTCCCCAAGGGCACAGCGCTCAAGGTGCGCACCGCCGGGATGATGCGCGCGGACACCCTGACCCGCTACCAGGCGTACCAGCTGGCGCAGGTCAAGGCGGACGGTACCGGCTGGATGACCACCGACGAGATCCGGCGACTTGAGGACTACCCGCCACTCGACGGTCCGACGCCGCAGCCCGGACCGGACACTGTGGAACAGCCACCGATCGATGAAGAGCCGCTGGACGGAGAACTGCTGTGAACACAGGACGCGCGCTCTACATGGCGGTGCGCAAGGTCGACATGACCGGCCGGCTGATTACCGGACTGGCCGTGCCATACGACTCCACCAGCTACCTCACTGACTACGGTGACCAGGGTGAGCGGGTACTGCGCGGCGCGTTCAACAAGTCGATCCGGCAGCGTGACCGCAAGATCCTGCTCTTCCGCAACCACAACCACGACCGGGCGGTGGGTGTATCCAACCGGTTCGCCAACACCGACGCCGGACTGGAGTCGGAGTTCTACGTGCCACCGTCCACCACCGGAGATGAAGTGCTGGCCGAGGTTGAGGCTGGACTGTTGCCGGGGCTGTCGGTGGGGTAC